TACCTGCTGTTTCCTGATTAGTTATATTACCTGTTCCCGCTTCCATATAAGTTCTAACATTTGCTTTCTTAATAATGTCGGAAGAAGTAATTGGTCCGTATATGTAGTTTTTCATAATAAACTCTAGATCATATCTTAATACTTGTCTAGTTTGAAAATCACCTTCATATTCATCTGTTTGTGAAACACTTTCTAATATGATAGGAACATCTCTTTTCTCACTCATATCTGGAACTGTATGAATAGTTACAGTATAATCAGGTGTAAAGTAAGGCAATATTTGTTCTATAATTTGTAGTCCATCATCTGTATTTTTTACTAATACACTTAAACTAAATCCTAAATCATATGGAGCTGGTGCATATTGATATTGCATTTGTAATGGATTAGATGTATTGGCTTTCTTATATAATGTCTTTTTTGTTAATTTTCTAGTAGAATCGTATGATATAGATGTTAATTCAAAACCCATTCTTGGTAAACTCAAAGCCGTTCTTGTTGTTCCGTCTAACCCTAAAGCTGCCTGTTGTTGTAATCGTGCTATCCATTTTTGTCTAGGACCATAGGCTAGAGGGACTTTAATAGTCTCACCACCAGTTCTTACAATACTAATATTGTTAAACAATGTTCCAAATACTGATACAGCTCTTTTAATTGTTGAATGATAAAAATGATTTCCTAACATTATGTAGCATCTCCAAATGGATTAGATTCTGAGAAATCAATAATTCCATCAGCATCTGTTTCTAATTCTAAGTTAAATGCCCCACCATCTGTTGGTAATGTTTCTTCTGCAGCGATTGATGATATACTTCTTCTAGACGCTAGACTATCTTCTAGAACTAGGTTATCATAAACTGATGTATCACCAACACCTGATTCTAATGAGATACCAAAATCACCAACTACTGTTCCAGCTTCTAGATTAATGTTATCTGTTCCTGTAGAACCATCTGTTATATAACTTGGGAATTCTACTCCAGCTGTTCCAGTTTCAAAGTCAATAAAGTTTCCGTCTTGCATTACAATCTTATCACCTCTAGAAGTATCTTCCATTTCTATATTACCTTCAGAAGTATCTGTAACTAAGAACATCTGATAATCACCAGAAGTATCCGTTGTTTTAAGATTAGAAACTGTAAGTTTGTTAGATGTTTCACTCCAAGCCGAAACAGTTCCTGTCATAATAATTGTAGGTGTAAGTTGTTGTGATATAGTTTCTCCAACTACAAAATCTCTTAATGTTGGTGTATCTGCTAATGTTAACTCTACTGCAGCTGCTTGTGCCAGTTCTAAATCTGTATCTAGCGCTTCAATATTAGTATCAAAGTCTTCACCTGAATATTCAAATAAATCACAGGTCATTTTAAATGTATAGAGTTTACCCATTTGATAGAATGGATTTTCGTGTTCTACATATTTAATTTCGAATACACTTTTTGATAATGGGAAGTATATTAGATCACCTTCATTTGGTCTTAATGATGTTGCCAGATTGGCGTCTAAAGATATAAATCTTTCCCAACTTCTTCTTGATATAATAAAAGTAGCTGTGTCTCTGACTTCTACTCCAAACTTAGAATATAAATCTCCTTCTCCCTCAAATCCTTCAACTCCTTCTAAATACATTTCAACTTCATATGCATCTTCGAATGATGAGTCTGCGGCTTCTCCTAAAATCGTATCTTCATTAACTATTTTTCTAGGCAAATAATAACAGTTGTGTCCATACATTCGTAAAGACTCAACTATTAAATCTTCTACAAGATTCTGTTCTGTCTGAACAGCTTGACTGAAAAATACATTTGTTGCCATATTATCCTTCTAAGGTTTCTATTCTTGCCTTTGCTGCTGTTAGACCTGATATAAATGTCTTGTCTACAATATGATTTGTTATTTTTGTATTTGCCATCTTAGATTAATCTCTGTTCTATTGTTTCTATTCTATTTTCAAGATCAGTTATCCTTTGATCTTTATCAGCTACTTTTTGTGATAATTCTTTGACAGCATTAATTAACGGAAATATAAATAGTTCTTTTTTAATTTGTTGAATACCATCATTATCTTCATCCCAACCACCAAATCTAGCTACACCAGATTTATCTATAGCTTCTTTAACTTCTTGAGCTATTAAACCTGTCATTATTGTTTCTACATCTCTTTGATTTTCTTCATGATACAATGGAAGGTCTTCTGGAAGTTCATTGCTCGGTTTCCAATTATAAGTAACAGGTCTTAAATTGTTTATAAACTCTAATCCTAATGTAGAATCATTGATATGTTGTTTTAAACGAACATCTGAACCTTGAGACCATGCAGCATCTGTATTAAATTCATTATAAACTTTACCCATACCGCTTGTGCCTATAGCAACTTGACCTGGTGCCGCGTCTATATCTGAACCAATCGCGATAGCTGATGAATGACTTGGGTGTGTTCCTCTAGTTTTATATCCTATAAACACATTATAAACACCACCTTCAATAGCATTTGTTTGTTTACCAGCATAGGCTCCAACACAAACATTGTAATCGCCGGTAGTAAGACCTGATCCAGCATCTCGACCTACAAAAGTATTCTCAAATGCACTAGTAGCTATTTGACCAGAGTTATAACCTATAAATACATTACCATATCCTGCTAAAGCACCACTACCAGCAGAAGTTCCAATAGCTATAGTCTGACTAACAGAAGCACTATCACAAGCATCTAACGCGTATGCACCAATCGCTATATTATCTGTTGCAGTGGTTTGTAATTTCAAAGCATCTCTACCAATAGCTACATTGTTGTGTGCTCCTGTATTAGAAAGTGTTTTCAATGCATCGACACCAACGGCTACATTACCTTCACATGCTGTAATACTAGATAAGGCATTATGTCCCATTCCCGTATTCTTACTTCCTGTGGTAATAGCTGTACCTGCACCGTAACCAAACATATTATTATAATCAGAAGAAGTAGCAGCCTTTAATGCTCTACCACCAAATGCATTTGAATAACTTATATCGTCTGAGTTAGAACCACCCATAGCTTCAGCACCTACTGCTGTGTTCCAACCATCTGAGTTAGCATTAGCACCTCCAAAGTATTCCAACGCTCCTTTACCCACTGCAGTGTTGTAACTTTTAGCTAAGTTTAATCTTAGTGCATCAGAACCTACAGCTGTGTTGGAAGCACCTGTCGTGTTTGTTGTTAAAGAATTACCACCAACTGCTGTGTTATGCTGAGCGTCAGTATTAGCCATCAAAGATTCATAACCAACTGCTGTGTTGTAATAACCACCACTATTAGTTTTTAATGCTTTATAGCCTATTGCAGTATTTTCGGCATAAGCAGATTCTGTAGCTAAAGCTTCATAACCTACGGCTACATTACCTGAACTTGTGTTTAATGAATCACCTGCTTTAGCACCAATGAGAGTGTTTTGAGAACCTGTGCTTATTGATGTTCCTGTTGTATAACCCAATACTGTATTTTCATCGCCAGTAGTTAAGGCTGCAAAAACATCTATACCTAATCCAGTGTTGTAATTAGCTGCATCAATAGTACCTGTAGCATTGTCTCCAATCATTATTGATGAAGTACCAAAAGTTTTATTTGTAATTCCTGCGGGTACTGCTTCCCAAGCTACACCACTTCCTGTTGAAGTCATAACTTGTCCATCTGAACCTTGACCTCCGTTAATTTTAAAATTTGTAGCATCTACTGAACTAGTAAATGTAGCGGCTCCTCCTGCTGACATATCTAGAGTTAAAGCTAAAGTATCTGACCCACCATCATTCCCATAAAAAAGAATATCTTTATCTGATACCGTTGATCTTATGTTTAGATTTGATGAACCCATATCAAAATGAGCTATTTCTGTTCCAGCGTGTTTAAATCTTACCTGTTCTCCGTCAGCATCTAAAATAATATCACCTGATGCATCTACTGTAAAATCACCTGTTCTTGTAATTGTGTCTATGACAGGAGTAGTAAGTGTTTTGTTTGTTAATGTTTCTGTTCCAGCTATTAATGAAAGTGTACCAGTAGCATTTGGCAAACTGATTGTTCGATCAGCTGTTGGATCGACTGTTGTTAGTGTTGTTTCGTGAGCATCTGCTGTAGCACCTTCAAATAACACAGCGTTCTGTGCATTCATAGTAACTGTATCAACTTGAGTTGTTGTACCTGTTACTGTTAAATTTCCTGATACTGTTAGATTACCAGCGAATGTAGCATTCTCTGAACTGTCTGCTGTTAAGAAAGTAGCATCACTAGAATCTGAGATTCCAGTAGATAACATACTTCTACTTGGTTTTGTTATTGCCATGTCTTACCTTATCCTATCATGTCCATTACAGGTAATTCATATCCTAATCTTAGTTCCTCTTCTAGTCTAGTTATTTCTTCTTTCGCATCATCAACCATTTGTCTACCATTAAGAGTCACTCCACCAGGTAATTGAATTCCTTCAAATTTAATTAAATTTTGTCCCCATTGTAATTTTAATTTTGCTGTAGCATATTTCTTTAACCATACATCATTGTATATATCTGTGTATGTAGTGGGATCTTGTTTTCTTATACATTCTATGAGAATATACTCACCAGCTGATATACTATTAGTCCAATCCATGTCTATGTATAATCTGTTTCCGTGTTTACTGTGACGCATGAAAGGAG